TTTGAAAAAGCGCTGGAACTCGTCACGCGCAACCAATATCCATTTAAAGTACCGTATAAACTCTTCCAAGTGGTGCTTGACCACCCTGTATAGGGTAACCAAATCCAGATTTATGTCATTGATGATCTCGACATCAGAAGCATCTTCGTTCTTTTCAAACAGAAGCCATGCTGCACCAGCGAATACCTCAACATAGCATTTGTGTTCCGGAATCCTCGGAATGATCTTTTTTGCCAATAACGACTTACCACCCATGTACGCCAAAAAACTTTTCACCAGATCCTCCCCTTAAATTGATTTACGGGATGGACCCTGCTATAAGCCGCGCGCGTGCCAACGCACAGCGGATGGCAGCGGGTCGTCCCGTCATGTGCTTCAACACATGGGCTGGGGAGGGGCTACTCCCTGGAATGCTGTCCGCTTCTTTTTTCCTCTATTTCGAGAGCTTGTTTCTCTCCGCTACCGCCTCCGCCTCATAGTTCTTGATGAACTCGGGGGCATCCGGTTGCTCGGCCACCCACTCCCGGATGGACCGGATTGATTTGAGATCAATTTCCATCAGCCGGGCCTTCACCTCCGCCTCTTCCTCAGCCTTCACCTGAACAGGATCTTCAATCCATTTGTCACCGTTCCAGATGGGATGCATACAGGGCGGAAGATCAGTTTGGCCTTCCGGAATTGGACCCAGAGCTTCAACGATTGCTGATGTAGCGTCTGATGTCCGATACATGGTTTCACCCCGGTGATCCTCAACAAAGCTCCAGCCCTTTTCACCGAACACGGCAGCATAACCTTTGGATGCAGCAGGTGGGGGGGATGTGGTGGCATTGGCCGGAATAAGGCAAACGGGTTTCCCCCCTCGCTTTGTCTCAAGAGGGTCCAGGCGGGCTTCGGACTCCCGCAGAAATTCGTTGGTCTCGCTGCTATAATGATAGATCTTCATGATGGATGATCCTCCCATTAATACTTGATGATCGGCATGTAGGCCCGGTTGATCGGCCTCGTTTCATTTCCAGTAATGATATTGTCGGGAGCAGAGGAATCCACGGACGGTGATCCAGTACCGATAACGCGGTATCCGTTCGCCCCACCTGTCGTAATGTCACCGGCGTATTTATAGCTATGCGAATGACTCTTAAAGTCGCTGGCCTGCATGGTCCCGACATGATCTCCTGTGGTTCCATCACCCCTGTCCGTTCGAGAAGCCCGATCCGGATCATTCGAGGAGCCATGCGCCCAGCCACGTTCGAACAGGCCGCGGTCGTCCGGAAGGTTGAAGGTTGTGCTTCCGTCACCGGAACCGTACATCGTTCCAATGACGGCAAACAGATTTGCATACGTCGTCCTGGATATCGCTGAACCGTCCCGCTCCAGCCAGCCATCGGGAGGCGTTTCGGACGGCCAGTACGCCAATGAGCCAACTGGTGCCAAGTAAATCCCAAGGGTTGTCCTGGCTGTGGCCGCATCTGCATCATCAAGTAGGGTCCGTGCGAAGGCGGTAAGGTCCGCCAGGGCCATGGCACCTTCCCCGGTGGCATAAGGAAGTTTGTTCGCCGCCAGGGTAAGCCCCGCCAAGGCGGATAGGTTCGCAATCGACGCCAACGCCGCCAGGGCGGCGAGATTAGCATTGTACGCCTGGACGTCGGTGCCGATGGCAAGCCCGAGGGTCGTCCTCGCCGCCGCCGCCGTGAGATCGTCCAGCACCGTCTTCATGAAATCCGAGACTGCCAGGGCCGAGATGTCCGCGAGGTTCAGGTTCATCAGCCCTGTCAGGCCAGCGTTCCAGACCAGGGCTTTCCCGGCCTCGGGATTGGGGAGCGTGAGGTCCGAATAGGCCGATGCCACCGGGAGCCTCGGCATCCGGCCCATCAGCTCGAGGAGTTGCTGTACCAGGATCGTGGCCCTGTCCAAGCCCTCCTCGAGAGAGCCTGCCGGTAGCGAGTCGTTCTCGACAAAGTCGATCAACTGCGTGTACGGGATCGCCCTCTGGATCGTGACCTTCTGCGTGGCCGAGGGCGGGGAGGTGTTCCACGTCCCGGCCATGGTGATGGACCCGCCGCCGCCTGGGGAGATCGCGACGGTATAGTCGGTGGTCAGGGTCAGGGTATGTTCCGTCCCGTCGGCGTCCGTGACGATGACCGTCAGATCCGTGTTCGCGTACACCTTGAATGTGAACGCGAAGGACTTCGTCGCCCCATCCCCGTCATAGGTGACCTTGTTGGTGGTGCTGGAAATCATGTCGCCCTCCTATTAAAACTGGACTCCGTGTACCTTTTCCTGTTTTTCTTGTTTCCGACGCTCAATGGCTTCCGCCAGGGGCCGATTTTCATCGAGGAACGCCGCTGTGCCGATCCGCTTGTAGCGGTTGTACAGATCCCTGATGGCCTTCGCCTTACCGCCATCCTCGCCGTCGGTAAGGGACTGATAGTCGGGCGAGGAAATCAGGGCTTCCATCGCCTGCTTCAGGTTAAGCCCCGACTCGTCCGGGGTCTTGCCGATCAACTCCATCAGTCTTGGCCGGTCACCGGCTTCGAGATATTTACCGCCCAGGACTTTCTGCGGCATCGCCAGTTGCACGTTGAGCCTCTTGACCTCGTCATCCACGATGGACCGCCTGTCCTCCGACGTCTTGATCGGGGATAGCCAATCCGGCCCGAGGCTCCCTTCCCGCTCAATCGGATCTCCCCAGATATCCCTCTTCGCCGGGAGAGTGGAGGACAGACCGGGGGTCGCCGCCTTCATCGCGTCGATCATGCCCATCGTCTCCCGCACAACCGGGTCGATCTCGGTCCGGTTGAGTTGTTGGACGGCACCGGGTATCAGGGACCGAGCGTAGTTCTTCGCGGTCTGGGCAAAGTACCGTTCCGGGTCGTACAGGGGCTTGACGACATTGCTGATCCCCTGGAGGAAGGACTTCTCCGTCACGTTCTTCGAGAACGCCACCGATGCGGCCACGGCCAGACCGGCCACCTCGTCCAGGTCGTGATCCCCGGCTTCCTTCCGGGCCGTGATCTCTCCGATGTCGGCGGCGATGCCGAGCAGGGTGCCGACAGGTTCGAGGCTCCCGTACTCGTAGTAGGTGCCGCCGATCTTGACGGAATAAGGTTGCCAGCCTGTCCTCCTCCACCCTGCCGCCAATTCCGGGTCTTTCGGGCCGCCGCCGGTCAGGGTTCCCTCGTATCCCCACATCCCGGCCATCAGCATGATGACGGACCCGAGGCCGATCCGGGCCAGGGCAAGGTCTCGCTTCGCCCCCCCTGCGGCGATGTCGGCCCGGATGGACGCCGAGGCGAGGGCCAGCGGTGTCCGCTCCCCGAAGTACTTCAGGATGTTCGCCGGGGTGCGGACGAAGGGAACAACCAGGGAGCCGAGCGGGTGCGAGTTGATGAATGCCTGGAACTTCGTGCCGTACTCGCCCAAAGCCTTCGTGAACGTCTGGTAGTCGGCGTTTTTCCTGGCTTCCAGGGCGATGTCTTCAGGCGGATCGTTGATGATTGCCGCCACCCTCATCGCCAGGGCGTCACCATCAAGCCCCTCGGCCACCGCCCTGCGGTACGCCTGGGCGTGGAGTTCCATCCGGTAGCCGACGGCCTTAAAGAGCGTGTCTTCGACCTGGAGAGCCGTGCCGGGGATCCTCACCGCCTCACCCAGGAGATCTGCCGCCCTGGCAAGTTGACCGCCGTATCCGAGTTTGTCTACGGCTTTCCCCGCCAGAGTGTTGAGGACGTTATCCCCTGTGATCGCCGCCCTCTGTTCGATCTTTCCGCTGTCGTCGGCAAACGTCTCGGCCAGGAGTTTCATGGCCCCCTGCTTGTCGCCCTGCCGTGCGAGGTCGTAGAAGTTGCCGAGGAGCCGGAACCCGTCCTCAAAGGCCCCCTTGATGCCCAGGAGTTGTGCCCCCGCCTCTGCCAGACGGATTTCCTGACGGCCACCCCCGACGGCCTGGGCCACCCTGCCGATCCCGGCGGCAATGGCCCTCTCGGGGATCTGCTGGAGGGCGACCAGGGTGTTCGAGATCATGTTCTTCATGTGCGTGATCGGCCCCGAGAGCAGGCCATTGATCCAGACCTCTCGGAGCATCTCCAGGGTTGTAGCCTTTCGCATCTGCCTGACCGTCCTGGTCAGGGCCTCGGGGTTCACGGTGGCGATCATGGCGGCGAGATGCTCCGTGCTGATCTTTCCGGCGTCCTTCCCGGTGGCGGCGAGGAGGTCCATCTGCTCCTTCATCGAGCGAACCATCGCATCCTGGGATCCCGCCAGGATCTTGAACTGGGCCAGGGCACGGCCAGCCTCGGCAGTCATGCCGCTCACCTGGGCCTGGATGCCGTAGTGGATGTTCAGGGCACGACGGAAGGCGAACCTGTCGATGTCAGACGCCGTGGGGGCCGTCGCCTTCTGGGCCAGATCCCGCAGGGTGACAGCCGAGGACACCAGGATTCGCCTCGCCGCCAGGGCTTCCTCGGCGTTGAACGCCTGACCGGCCCGACGGGAGAGCAACTGATCCACCGTCATTCCCAGGTCGTCGGCCAGGGCCTGCGTCTGCTCCTGGGAGATCTTGCCCCTCCTGGCCGCATCGATGCCGCCCCCGAACTGCTTCGCCGTCTGGGCGATCACCTCCTTGACATCGTCCTCCGTGTCGATCTTCGAGAAGTTGATGTTGACGGCGAATTCGCCGGGGATCGACTGCTCCATCCGCAGGAATTCCTCCGCGACGGCGGGGTCCACAGGAGCGGTGTAGTCCGCCTTCTTCCAGACCTTCACCAGGGGATCGTCGGACAGTTTCAGGGCCGATGCGATCCTATCCGAGACTTCCTTCTCCAGGGCCGTCTGGACATCATGGGCCACCTCGGGGAGGACATCGTCGGCGGACTTCGCCATCGCCTTCCCTGCCGCCTTCACGCCCTTCGCACCGGCCACGCCTGCGGCAAACCCCGCCACCCCTCGGGCCGGATCAAAGCCGAGGCTTCCCTCTTCGTCCTCGGTGATCCCGGCCCCGACGCCACCGGCCATGCCGTACATCATGTTCTCGGTTCTCGGGTCGTAGGTTCCCCGGTTGCCCGTTGCGGACTTGATCTGCTCCGGGTCGAATGCCATGTAGGAGGTTGACCCCTTGTTCTCGTACTTGTTCGTGTAGACGATCCCGTCATAGCCGAGGTCGTCGCGGAGGAGGCGGCGGATCATCTCGGGCCACTTGTCCTCCTCGCCACGCTCGATTGCCATCTTGGCGTCCTGCCTGATGGCTTCCGCGATGTCTGTATCGAGGTTGTCCAGCCGTCCGGGCCGTAACCACTCCTGGGGTCGCTCCCAGGCGTCCATGTCGTTCAGGCGGATCGGGTTCCTGATATTGAGGTACACCGGGACAATCCCTCGTCCCTCCTGATGCGGTTCAACGCCATGCCGCCCGACGTCCTTGATGACCGGGGCGGTCATCCCGGCCCGGACGTTTGCCGCCTTCGCCGTCCCGAAGTGAATCCCCACAAAACCGGGGCGGACCTCGAAGGAGTCTCCGATGCTGTTTGCGTCGAGAGATCCGTGATAGACGATGAGCGGCTTCCCGTCCTTGCCTACAACCTTGGATGCGTTCGCGGGATCTTTCTCCCAATCGCCAAACCATTCCTTGAACGCAGGGGCCTGGGGGCCGATCTCGGCCTGGGGGGGCGTCCTCTCTGCCTTGCCACCCCGGAGAACGGGGAAGGGGCCGTCCTCGATATTGTCTGCCGTCTGCCTGACGTAAGTCCCGGCCTTCACCTCGTCCGCAATGCCTCGGGCGATCTTGAGGTATTCCCCGACCTTGCCCTCCTCCCGCCGCTCCCGGCGATTCTTGATGGCCGTCGGGATGTACTTCTCGTCGAATTCGGCTTTGACGGGCTTATAGGGGTACTGGCCCGGAACATTGAATTTCCCGTATTCAGGGCCGATCAACTTCATGTAGTTCGGGTCCGCCTTGTCGGCGTATTGCCGGATATGGTCGAGGACCGGTTCTGTCCTGGCAGTCTTTTTCGCCTCTGCAAATGCGGCATCCAGGCCCTTCTGGTACTCGGGGTCGTTGGAGATGAACTGCGGGAACTTCGGGATGATGTTCCGCTCGTCGCAGAGGTCGAGGTACTTCTCCAAGTCGCCGCCGTGTTCCGTTTCGGCAACGGAGAGATTTCCCGCCTCTTCCATGAATTTCTTGTTCTTGACGCTGACCTGTCTCCCGTCGGCCCTGAAAACCGTTTCGTTCTGGTACTTCGTGTAGTCCTGAATATCTGTGTCACCGAGCCTCTTCTTCAGTTCCTTCAGCGGCTGATTCGAGGAATGCCAGGGGATGACATGGTCGATGTTCGGATCGGCCATGACCCTGCGGATCTCGTCGTCGGTGAACCCGACATAGATCGTGGAGACGTTCGGGTACTTCTCCCGCATCTTCAGGGCCTCGGCCATGTTCATGCCGACCCGCTCGTCCCGGCCCACGGACATATTGATGTACATCCCAGACGGGCCGAAGATCTTCGCGAAGTCCGCTTCCTTCGTGTACGCCGCTTCAGGAATGCCAATGTGTGCGGCCTGGGCAATCTGCACCATCTGGCCGGGGATATGTTCGGCTTTGAAATCGGTGCTGGAGTAGTTCCGCAGGGCACTTCTTTCAACCAGGGCCAGGAAGCCTTCCCTCGTCCGGGGAGACGCAAACTCCCCGTTGTACCCGCCAACGCCGATGATGTACTTCTTCTGCATCGCCTCGCCAGACTTGCTCCTGCCAGGCACGACGTAGCATTGCGGACAGGGTGTCGGCAGTCCATCCGCATTCGCTCGGGCGATGATCTCCCAGGCCATCTCGGAGTCGTAGTCCTTCCCGAGGGTCTGCTTCAGGTAGTTGACGGCGGCATCCGTACCTTTGCTCTTCTGGCACAGAACGTCGGGGTCTATGGACCGGCCATACTCCTTGTTCTCATCAAAGAAACCCTTCTCCGGGTTGTACTTCAGGAACGTGGGTTCCCTGTCGATCTGCCTCTGGATCTCGAGGGCCTTCTCGTAGACGCTGGCGTTCTTGTCCTTCTGCCGGATCATTCCTTTCAGGATGTTCCGGTAAGAGGGGGCGATCATCGCGATGGCCCCGCCGCCGAGCCCGTAGGCCATCGCCCTGGCGGGGTTCCAGCCGACGATATTGCCCTGCTCGTCCGTCTCCATGCCCATTGCGGCACCGCCGGTAATGCCGAAGAGGGCATTCTCCCGCGAGGCCTTCCGGTACCCCTCGGCCAAGGCGTCGAGTCCGCCGGTCTTCAGGCTCTCCATGAAGTCCGTCGCCGTCTTCGTGATGTTCTCCCCGGTAAACTTGATGCCGTGCCGCTCATAGGCCCGGAGGATCGACTTCTCCAGGGCGGTCTCCAGGGTGCCACCGGACAGGACGCCGAGGGCAAGGTTCACCGGCAGGACCGCACTCGACGGGAGAAGATCCTCTGCCGCCGTCGCCACAGGGCCGACGATGGATTCCCCGGCCAGGGCGGCCACGCCACCGGCAACACCACCCGCTACCGCCTTCTTTCCCGCCGCCGCCGCGATCCTGGCACCGGATCCGGCACCGGCACCGGTAACCATGATCGGATCGAACCAGGGGTCTTCCGTGCCAAGGGTGACGTTCGCCAGGGCCTCGGAGGACGGCACCCCCTGCCGCATCTGATCCATCGCGACGACGGACTGCCGCTCTTCCGGGGTCATCTGATCGAGGGGCTTCCGGCCCTTCTGGTAGATTGCCTGGGCCGGGGATTTCCCGATCTTGGGTTCCGGCTGTAGGCCGGTCATGGCGACATCGCCGGGGAAGCCCGTCACGACCTCGTCCATGATCTGCTTCAGTTCCGGCGAGACCGTGTTCTTCCGGCGGCCCAGGTAGGAGCCGGTGAGATCGTTGTCTACGGACTCGCTGGTCTTGCTCCAATCAACGTCGAACCCTGTCAGATCAAGGTTTAGATCGTTCATACTTGCCCTCCGTTTTCTTCCCTTCCCTGGCTCTCTCAATGTCCACGAGCCGCTTCCTGGCGATAGAGATTTGGACCGCGAGGCTGTTTCGCTCCTCCAGGGTCAGGCCAGGGGCGGTTGCCACGGCGGTCTGTGCCTTTGTAACAGCGTCAAAGGTGGTCAGGTTGTACGCCCCGATGGCAGGGTGCGAGATCCTCGGAGCGGCCCCGGTATACTTGTTGTAATTGGACCGATAGAACTCCCACGGATCAGCCCCCTGCGAGAACGCCCTGGTCGCGTCGGCGGCGAACATCTTGTACTTCGCCTGGAGATCCGGGGATGCGTCCGAGTGGGGCTTGACGGATTCGAGCATCATGTTGAATTCCATCCGCCGGAACATCCGGCCCTGCTCTGCCGCAGACCGCTCGATGGAGTAGATGGTCTTCATCATGTCCTTCTTGTCGTCCGGGGCGATCCTCGGGTCGGCCAGGATCTGTCGCCTGGAGATCCGCCCGGAGAGGATGCCCTCCCAGACCTCTGCGGTATAGGTGGCGTCGGTGGCGGCGAACTTCCCCTCCCGCCATTCCCGCAACTGTTTCCGAAGGTGATCGGCATCCTTCGCCAGGATCGTGCGGTCAGTCACGGCCTGCCTGATCCGGCTCTCGATCTCAACGATTGCGGCATCCCTCGCGGCCTCGGAACCGTCCTGATCCGCCTGCAACTGGAGGTCGATGATGCCCATGTGGACATCGTCAAACGCCTTCTCGGCCTTCTTCTTGGACAGCGTCTCGGCCCTGGACCGGGACGCCTCGATGATCCTCTCCATGTCGTCCCACTTCTTCGAGTCGAGGACGGCGAAGAAAGCCTTCTTCTGCTTCGGGTCGTCCAGCCGGTCCAGCATCGCCTCGACGGTGGCGGGGTTGTACAGCCTCTGCTTGATGAAGTTCTCGGTGTAGTCCGACGCCTTCTTCACGATCATGGCATCGGCCTCGAGGGGGCCGAGATAGGAGCGGAACGTCTGTACCGTGGCGGTGATGTTTGCAAGGCCGGGGGTCCACTCTCCGGACTCCATCGCATTTTTGGTATACTCGTTCACCTTCGCATCAATCCGCTGGATCGTGTTCAGGTGCAGGAGTTTCGCGGACTCGTTGCCGACGTGGACCCCATTCTCCCTCTGCGTGACAGCCCCGACCTTCTTCAGGTACATCGCCACGGCGGGGTTACTGGCCTTTGATGCGTACTTCTCCGTGATCTCTGCATCCTTCGCCATGTAGGCGGACAGCGGGTCTGCCTCGTATCCCGTCAGGCCGCGAACGTACTGATCACGGAAGGTCTGCTTCTCGACCCGCATCTGCGTCTCGAGGTCCATCCCCTCAAGGAGATCCTTCTGGTCCTGTATGGTCTTCATGACGGCGAAGCCAACGTCCGCCGTCGTCTTCCCCAGACCCGCCAAAGCCCCGCTTGCCGCAGTCAATGCTCCGATGTCAGGCATCTCACGCCCCCAAGATATCCGCCAAATCGAAGAGGGACTTCCCCTTATTCGTCATTCTGTACGTCCCGGCCACCGCCGCCTTCCCGGCGTTGATCCATCCGGCCTTCTGGAGTTCCTTCCCCTCCTGCTCCTTCCATCCCGCCTCGGCCAAGAGCCACGGTGCCTGGGACTGAAGCACCTTCGCCTCGTCAAGTTTGATCGTCGCACCGGATCGGAGTCGGGACGCTTCCTGCCGACCCTTCCAGGCCGCGACATCGCCCTCCATGCGGAGCAGACCGGCCTTGACGGCATCCTCGGCCATGATGTCCGCCATTGCGTCGAGCGGAGATCCCGTTCCGACATCCACCCCGGCGGCGGCGAGACGGGCCCTGGAGGTGCCGACCTTCCCTTCCGTTTCCTTTTCGAGGATCGCCAGTTTGATCCGGGCCGCCTGCCGTGCGATCTCGCCCTCCTCCTCGGCGGCCTGGGCCTGCTTTTCAAGGAGGTCGGCCTCGTACTGCTTCAGGGGGATGTCATGGCCGTAGATCGATGCGGCCTTGTACCTGTACTGGGCCGCCTCATACTCCTTCGCCCCCCTGGCGGTATTCCCGCTCGACACGGCACCGTAGACCTGAAGCCCCGTCCCGATGGCACCCAACACCTGTCCGAGAGTCTCACCCATTTTCCAGTTCCCCCCTCGTAATGCACCAAAGGTCGTAGTCCAGCCACTCCCCCTTGACCTGGGCGTGATGCCGGAGGACTCCGTCCTTCGTGAACCCGCAAGCCTTCAGGAGACCCGCCGTCTCCCTGTTGTCCTGGCGGATCAGCGTGTGGAATTTCACGAGGCCGTAGTCGTCCATGCACCGTTTCATTCCGTTCAGGACGGCCCAGGTGCCGATCCTCCGGTCCTGGTAGCAGGGGCCGAGGAATATGTGGCCGAAGGCCAGACGCCCCGGAACGATGCCGTTCGCGTAGCAGATCCCGGCCACCGCATTCGTGTCCTCATCAACGATGGCAAGCCCGTACTGCACCGTCCGGGCCATCCAGAGGACGAAATCGGTGTATGTCTCGACCCCGTCCTCGTCGGTGAAGAGGCGATCCTTCGCTTGGCTTGCGTACCGCCAGAGGCCGGGATAATCGGTGTTGTAGACGGGCCGCAGTTTCATTTGCCCTCCACAATGACCCCGGCGGTCTCGTAACCGCCATTCGCCTGACAAGCCTTGATCCGGTGGCCGTGGTGATTCACCCTGCTCCAGATCTCGTCATGCTCCTCCTTGTTCGCATCGCAGAGGGCCTTGATTTCTGCCAGGATCGCATCGAATTTCTTCTCGATGCTCTGCATCCAATGACGCACCAAAAACCAAGTCACCACCGCCAGGGCACCAAACGCCGCCGCATTCGCCGCGATAGGTTCGTTCATCATCGGTCCTCCGTCGCATATCTCGGCATTACCGCCAATACTGTCTGCGGGAGGGGTTGGTCCTGCACGACGACGACCACCGCCTCGTAGCCGCTGTCGTGCGGGAACGCCCCGATGTCCTTGTCCGCACTCCGCAATGCCGGTGGTCTCCCCATCAGGTCCACCGTGGTACGGAATGTCAACTCCTCCAGATCGTCCAGGGACGACCCCACTTTTCCCCCGAGGGAATTGTGGAACCTCACGGTCAATCCGTGAATCCTCTTGACCTTGCCCTGCCCCGTTCCCTCCCTCGTCTGCGTTTCAAGGGGCATCGTCACAAGCGTGGAGGCGTACGGCAGACCGGCGATGATCACCCCCGCAGGCCGTTCCAGGGTGATTTCTCCCCCGGTGACGGTGCAGTCCGGGTGGACGGCCCCGTCCGCCAGGATCGATACCGCCTTGCCCTCCAGGTGATCGAGGCCCGAGGCCGTCGTCGCGGTCTTCTTCGCGATCCCTCCGCTCTCGTAGGTCGTGTAGCCCGTACCGTCGATGTTCTCTCCGGTTACATGGTGGGTCAGTTCGAAGGTGTTCGTGGTCTTGTTCGCGATGGCGTAGTACCGGCCATTGATTTCCGTCATCCCCTCTACGTTGTCGATCCAGACGATGTCGCCGTTCGACAGCCCATGGGCCGGAGCGGTCACGACGACGGGATTCGCTTCGGTGGCCCCGGTGATCGCGACCTCGTCACCGTCGTACATCAGACCGCTGTCCACGAAGTGGCAGTACCGCTGATCAGTCCCGAAATCGAAGTCGGTCATGTACTCGATGTACCGCTTCGTCACCCCGCCGATCTCCCGCTTCGCGATCATCCAGACCTCGTCCTGGTTTGTGCCGGGAATCACGCAGAGGCTGTCCACGAGGCCGTCCGTGATGTGCCTGTGCCACCCGATGACCTCCTGGCTCGGATCATATGTGAGCCCGATCAGGACGCCGTCAGCCCTGACAGCCCAGAGAATCGAATACGGAGCGGCCTGGAAGTCCCACTCCCAGATCCCCGGCTTCGCGATGTGGTTCGCCACCAGGGTCAGATCCTTGCCGACGTAGGAGTCGGACTCCATCTGGTAGGACAGGTCGCGGACCCGGATCCCGGCGTTGTCGGGGTGGCCGTTCCGCTCCATGAAGAGCAGGGACGATCCCATGTCGAGCGGCTGGATGTCCGCCACTCCGTATCTCGTCTTCTTCGAGAACCTCGCGTTAGACGGCGTGACCGTGGCGTCCGTGTCCGAGCCGCCGAGCCGCCAGCACCCGCCAACGGTCCCGACGATCATCTGGGACAGGGAGGAGATCCACCGGATCACGTTGACCCGCTCCGAAGCCATCTTGTAGGTGTAGGGGTCGTCGTCATTCACGCCGGGGGTGAAATTCTCGTAGTCCGCGACCCTCGACGCCCACTCCGTTTGCGGGTCCGTGGCGGTGCCGCCGAAGACGAGACGCTGATCGGAGAACCACACCGCCGCAGGCCAGCCCCGGTAGTCGCTCCAGGCTCCCTCCCGCCAATCCTCTGTGGCGATGGTGCCGCCCAGTTCCGACATGACGGTTGCTGTAACCTGGGTACTGGATGTGTAGGCCTCGATCAGGACGTACCCCCACTTTCCGTCATGGAAAACCCTGATGAAGGCCCCGACATGGTTCGCGTTGAAGAATGCTTCGGACGCTGTCAGGGTAATCGATCCCGTCGTCGCGGAAGGTGTGAGCAGGATCGTCGTCACCTCGTAGATCTCCACGAGATCGACATAGTAGGTGCCCGTCGTGCCGGTGGCATTGGTGAATTTGATGTAGGCCCCGGCCCCGCCAGCCGTCTCCTTCCAGGCCACTTTGAACTGTGCCCACTCCTGGTAAGGGACGCCGTTGACCGTGTGTTCGACGGCATACCCGGAGTTGTCGCCCTTCCGCACGGCGACCCGGATCGAGCCGGTGGCACAATAGACCCAGAAGGTGGCTCGATAGATCTTGTCCGTCGTCGTCGTGAACGTGCCGCCCTTGATGCCCTCTCCAGCCGCATCCACGACGAATTTGCGGCAGTACGACCCCGACACCGAGCCGTCGCTACTCCGCTCCTGGGTCGTCGGGGTTCCGACAGACGACCACCCGGAATTCAGTTCCATGTCGCCGTCCGGGCAGAGTTGAGTCCCGGTGGTTTCCGTGGAGGAGTTGAGATCCCTGTAGGGGCCGTCGATGAACGTGACCTTCGTGATCGTCCACGAGGTGTGCCCCGTCCGGGTCAGTTTGTACGGGGCGTAATCCGGGTGGACGATGTACATTGTGTCGGCATCCTGCACGAACTTCAGTTCCGCGAGGTCGCCCTCCCCGTAGGGGGAAACGATCTCGTAGGGTACGCCGCTGTCGAGGATCTGACCCCGGTCCTTGAAGAAGCGGATGTATCCGTCACCGAATTCGAGGACGTAAGCCTGGGAGACACTAAACTCGAAGGGGATCAGGCGGGTGTTCTTCGAGGAGTCCTTCACCTCCGAGACAAAGTAGGTGCCGGGACGCCTCTGTGCCCCGCCGTGAACCCGGATGAAGTAGTTCTCCAGGGTGCGGCAGGCATTGGCGTACTTCGACAGATCGACCCGCCCAGCCATCTCGGGACTCCATTCGCCAGCGGTGAAGTTCGTGAGGATTGGGGATATTCTCATTTACAGCCTCGACTCGAGCCACCCCTCGTACTGATACGTCGGGGGAGTTCCCTCCTGGGCGTCGATGTTCTCGGCCTCGAGAAGTTTGTCCTTGTACAGGGCGAACATCGCCTGCCAGAGGGTCTTGTCGTTCGTGATCGGATAAGCGATATCCGCCGCGAGACGGGCCGCCACGGCCTCCTCAAGCAGGGAATCGAATTCGGATGGGTCCGCCTCGCAAAGGTACGCATAGCGGAGCGGGGCACTCGCATCCGTGAGGATCTTCCTCCCCTCGATCTTGAATTCCGGGTCGTCCTGAATTTCCAGCACCCGCAGGCAGTCCGTCGGGAGTTGGTACTCGTAGGTGTACCCGTAGGCCGGGGTCGAGGAGAGGGCCGCGAGGGAGCCTCGCTTGATCGCACAATTCCAGGGATACGCCCGGAGGACGGCCCTGATTGCCTTGTCGATCCTCTGGGCACAGATCCTGGCCTTCCGGTTGTCCGCCGACAGGCTCGTCAGTACGTCCTGCCCCAGAAGCACAAGGGCCGAGTTTACAATGTCGATCTTCGCCGCCATGTCACCACCCCCAGAGGCTGTCGAGGTAGATCTCGATGATCATCGCCAGGAAAAACATCATCGCCAATGCTCCTCGATCCAGGGTTCGATCACTTCGTGGGGCTTCGGCCTACCGTGGAACGAGACGATCCGGCAGTCCTGGGGAAGCCCCCTCCTCCGCACCCATTGCTTATAGGAAACCACCCACTCATCCGGCCAAACATCGATTGCCAAGGGCCTCGGCTTTGAGTTGATCCACCCCTGTGCCTGATAGTGCCAGACCTTCTCGATGCCCTTATCCTCCGGGTTCCAGAGAGGCTTGCCGACACGCAACCATTCGTCATAGGCCGGGGCGAAGGCTCCTCCCCTGGCAAGCCATACGTCCAGGCTTACGTCCTGCTCATGGCCCGGAGGACAGGCAAACGGGGGGAAATCCTTGAAGGCCACCAGTTTCGACGGGTAGGTGAGCAGATCGTCCAGGCTCCCGATGATCACGCAGTCGAGGCCGATGGCGAAGTAGTCCTCCTTCCGCAGGAGGGCGTCCATGCCGGTCCACCAGTACTGGTAGTTCGACGGCACTACCTCGACATCCGGCTCCAGTTTCCGCAGATCGCCGGATGCCCTGGCCGTGGGACCGGCATACAGCACGAACCGATGCGGGACCGTCGTGTTCCTTCGGACGCCCCGGACGAGCCGGTTGACGTACTCGATGGTGTAGACGTCACCATCGCCAGACCAGGATGTCCCGATGATCAGATCTTCCATGTCCACCCCTCGTCGGGAACGCCAAGGAGGGTGCGGGTCCATCCGCTCATGGACCGGACACGCCCCCGGAACCATGTCTCCGACGCCTTCACCCACTCCATCTTGAGAAAGTCGGAATCGAACCTACAGTTGGTTCCCGGCGGGTCATAGAAGTGCCCTCCGTTGTCCAGGGGCACCCCGGCCAGGATCACCCTGTCGTATCCAAGGGCCAGGGCGATCATGGTCGCCAGGATCGAGGACGTTCCCCCCTTCGATCCCTCGATGTCCCAGAGGTAGTCACACTCCGAGTACAGCCCCTTCTTTTCGTGACGCCTGTACGAATGGGTTGTAACGTGCGACTCCTCGCACCGGTACATGGGCCTCAAAGCCCTCCAGAGGTTCGGCTCCTCTGGATGCATGGAAACGCCATGATGGACACGGTCTTTGTAGTGGAGGATCATGTTGTTTACCGCCACGACCCCCATGTGCTTGAGGCGGGAGATCCTGTCGAGGTCCGCCCAAATTGTGTGACCGCACCCCATCACGACGGCAACCCCAGAGAAGTTGCCAGCACAAGCCGGGGGGGTGCCCCCCCGGCCTTCTATGCCGTTGATTGCCCAGGACATGGATCAGTTCGGGCAGGCTTTGAGGATCACCACCTCGACGGCACCCGTCGCTTCCTCGACTCCCGTCTTGAGGATGATGGGGGTGTCCTCCGTGGCCTTGTATCCCACGCCGTTGCTCCTGGTCGCCCAGGACGCCTGACCGGCGGTGGTGAACACGGTTGCCGCCATGTAGCGGTCATCGTCTCCAGCATCCCCCAACTGGAGGGTGGTCGCGGAACCGAGGTCGGCACCGATGACGAGGCCAGCCAAAAACACCTCGCCCTTCTTCAGGATGCCGACCACCACCTCCGTGTTCGCCGCCGCCGTCGCGAAGGTGTAGGTGTCGTGCGTGGCCCTCACCTTGCCCTCGTACTCCGCACCAAGCAGATTTGCGGGAGAGGCGGCGAGAAACTTGGTGTAGTTTTCTCCGTACAGCATTTCGATACCTCCTTACGGTTCGGGCGGGGCTTATGGCCCCGCCGTCGTTACGGGTTATCAGGACTCGAGACAGTCGATCTCGACCACGCCGATCTGATCCATCCGCACCGCCCCGATGCTCATCGATGCATAGGGCTGGATCGCGTAGTTCTTGTCGGCCCTCTCGGTGACCCTGGTCTTGATGTCCTGGCCGATGCCGAGGAGGATCGAATCCTTGTGCCACGCGAGACACTTGCGGACGCTCGAAGCCGAAGACAGCCGCTCGGAGCGGATGAATTTGAAGCCGAGATAGGTGTCGATCTCCCCCCGGACGAGTGCCCGGACGGTGTTGTAGTCCGCCGACTTGACCTCGCTGACATTCAGGAGATCCTGCAACTGCTTCGACCCGAGAGCGAGGAACCGGTCCTCCTCGGGGATCTCCTGGGCATCCAACTTCTGCTTCGCGGAGAGGAGTTTTGCCAGGGTCATCCCGGCAGACCCGTTGACGATCTGAAAGTTGGAGGTGTCGAAGGCGTAGGACGTGGAACCGTCCACACCGCCGTAGGCCGTCGCCAGGGCCGCCTCGATGATCGCGTCATCGATGGAGCGGTTGAAGGCCGCGACGGCGTTCTGGATGTAGACGGCGGTGGGGTCCGCCAGCATCTTGACCTTGTCGAGGTCGTCGATGAGGTCCGCCCAGTCGTAATCGGCCAGGGTGACCCGCCGACGGAGATGCGGCGTCGAGACGAGGGGCGTGTCGGCGTGGCGGGAAGTCCGCTTGACCGCCGCCGTCTGGGAGACCTGATCGAAGAAGGCGTTCTTCCCGACGATCCCCGGTTCAACCCGGACTGCCGCCCGGAGTTTGGACTCCTTCTGCTGATGCAGAAGGATGATGTTTCGCGAATACTGCTCGACAAAAGCAGTCGTGACTTCGAAAGACATGGCAATCCTCCTTGACTTGTTGTGGTTGCGGAACCTCTCTGGCTCCCGAGCCTTGGGGATTGCCGGTTTCCCGATCCCTCACTTTCTCCGGCTTGTCGTGCCGGTGCCGCCGAGTCTTGCCCGGATTGCACGGACGGTTTCCCGCTACCCGCTCCCCGTTGCCGGGGGATCTACTTCTTCACCTGATCCTGGGCCTTCTCCCTCTCGTACTGTTCGCAGTCCGCCTTGTGCTGATCCTCGTAGACCGCCCGAGGGTTCGGTTCCCCCATTTTCATGGTGACGCTTACGTCGATAGGTTTCGTCTCCATCACTTACCTCCTGCCGCATGGGCAATGGCGATCAGCCGCTGGACCTCGTCCACCGCCCTCTGATGCAGGGGATGGCTCTTGCTGTAGTACGCCTCGTTCAGCGGATCGCTTTTGTCGGTCATGATCGCATCGGCCTTCGCCCTGGCGTCCGCCGCCGACAGGTCGTATACCGGCTTGTCGCCCTTCTGGATGGACGATTCAGAGATCAACCCGCCAAAGGCGTAAAACAGCCTTGCAAGGTCCGCATCGTTGCCGTACTTCTGGACGATGGACTGCATCGCCTGCGGGTTCGCGGCGGCGGCGACGGTAGCCAGCACCCTGTTCGCGAGGTTCAGGTTCTCGTCGTACTTCGCCCCCCATTCTTTCTTCAGGGCGTCCTGGGATGCCGCCACCTGGGCGTCATAATCGCCCAGAACCTTCTCCAGATCCGTCTTCGTCTTGCCCAGGTGCCAGTTCCGCAGTTCCTGCACCTGTTTCGGCAGGAGACCGATCTTGTGGGCCAGGGCCGCGAATTCCGTGTCGTAGGACTCGTCGTAGGGATACGCCTCGGGCCAATCCTCGGGCTTCTTGATCCCGTAGCCTTCCGGGCTGTCGGGCCTTCCGAGTTTAGACCAGACCTGACCCCATGTCTCGTCCGTGTCCAGGGCACCCTTCGGCACCACGATCTTCTCGCCGCCGACCATCCTCTGGGCGTTGACGAGAGATTTGAAGACACCCCCGAGATCCTGATACGCCTTCAGGCTCGGCTCCTCCCGCAGATCAGAGGGAATGAACTCTCGCCAGTTCTCTCCCGACAGGATCACGGTCTGTTCGCCGCCACCGTTACCGGCACCGCCGACAGCACCCTGATTCCCCTGATCTCCCTGATTGCCTGCGTTCGCTTCGTTACCCACCAAAAACCTCCTCGATGACGTTATTCACCGCCTCTACCGGCGGCGTGAGACTCTTCAGGATGTGGGCCACCACCGACCTCTGGCCGTCGCGAAAGACGGCATCGTAAGGGTGACCCGCCCCGACCTTGTAGGCCGGATCGTACAGGTGAAACTCCTGGGCGAGGTAGTTGATCACCCGCCGCCCATGCTCACTCCCGAAGGTGAGCCGGAAATCGATCAGCCTCTGCCGCTCGTCCTGCGTCATGCCGACTCTCCCTGCCGCTGGCTGATCGCACCGCCGAGGGCGGCATCAATCGGGCTGTTCGGCTCGATGGCCTTCCCCGGCGGGATTTGCTGACCGATCTGGGCGAGATCCTGCTCGGCCTTCGCCTCGGCCTCGGCCTGTGCCCTCCGGGCCCGGATCTCCTCGACCTCCGTCCTCTTCCGCAGAACGCTCGAAGGCATCCCGAGCCGCTCCGCACCGCCACGGACCATCTCGTCCAGGTCGAAGTTGTCAACCACCGTCGGATCCACCTGGAGTATCGGACCAACGAAGGACATCGTGTTCGAGATCCCCTGGAACTCGAAAATCTTCATCGCCATCGCGAGACGGTTGACGTAGACGACGTCCAGGTTCGCACCCATCAGTTCCTGCGGGACCGGTGCCAACTCCCCCCGCCGCAGGAGGAGCCAGAAGGCCCGCCGGATCATCGGATCGAACAACTCCGACTGTAGCCTGCCGAGCGTCGGGCCGAGGAGGATGAGTTTCTCGTCCACCCTCTCCCGCACCTCCGTGGCCGTCATTCCGGTGGGCCTGTCAATCAGGAGCAGGAAGAGGTCGGCGTAAAAGCATTTCAGGATCGACTGCCGCCGCTTCTCCTCGGCGTCCACGGCGATCCGGTAGTCGCCCTTGAAGTAGAGTGCATCCGGCTTTTCGCCCTGGTAGTAGATGATCGAGCCGGGAACGACGGACGTTCTGGACATCCGGTTCTCGTTCTGCATGAGCAACGGCGGGTCGATCATCTTCTGGATCGCCCGGATGTTGTCCTTGCTCATCTGGTTCAGCATCTTCGTGTCGGGTAGGGCGTCCATGCCGGGACTCCTGCCGTACTTCTCGTTGCTGTCCTTGTCCCACCGGGGAACGAAGTAGGCTTCCTCGTCGTACCCGCCCTCCTCCAGCACCTCTTCGCCCCGCACAAGGACATAGACGCTGGCGTACGGCTTGTTCAACCTGTCGATCTTCCCCGGCTCCCTCGCTCCGCGAGGCCAGTAGGCGTGGATGACGTCGAAGGCCTCTCCCGGCTTCCCCTGCTCGACGGCCTTCCGCACCTCCTTCGCCTCTGCTTCCGGCCATTTTTCGAGGATCTTCTTCGCCGTGTAGCGGTCCTGCCGGTAAACCGTGTCGATCCTGCCGTCCGCCCCCTCATCGACGCAGATCGTGCCGGGGCTGAATGCCGAGAAGGCCAGGGGGGATCGCCTCCCCTCCTCGAGGTACAGACAGCCGGTACCGAAGCCGCCCAGGTCCGTGTAGATCTCCTTGATGGCCGATCCGAAGTTGCTCGTCGCCAGGGCCAGATGCATCCGCTCCGAGGTATCCTGCAACCACCATGCGACATCCCCCTGCTTCATCAGGTCGCGGTCCCTGACCGTGATCTGGAACCAGGGGGCCGAGGGAGTCGTCAGGTGCCCGTAAAGCCCGTTCGCCAGGATGTTCAGGCCCCAGATCGCCGTGCCGTCGTAGATCTTCGAGGTCCGCTTGTCGCCCTGCACCGTCGAGAAGGTCAGGAACGTGCGGCGGGGAAGCATGAGGTCCGCAATCTCCTGCCAATGCGAGAGGAGCGTACTCCGCTCCGCATCGAGATCCTTGTGCCTCTGGATGATCGCCCTCGCGTCCGCCATCTCATTCCCCCAGTAGCCGCTTCCGGCCACCAATCGCCCCTGTGAAACGGGGTGGCATCGTCTGCGTCTGCGACTGCACCGTCGTCGCACCGATCTGGGCGTTCCCGGCCTGCCCCGCCCCCAGGCTCAACCCGCCCCGGCCCAGTTTCAGCCGGTTGATGATCTCGGGCACCACCGCTCTCGGTATCTGCATCCCTGCTCCCATCATTCCCCCAATAGCCGCTTGCGTCCGACCTCTGCCGTCGAGGTGTCGCCCATCCCGCCGGTCAGGAGTGCCGAGCCGGTCTTCTTCTTCGCCGCGATGGCCCTCTTCGCGGCGTTCAGTTTCTTCGCCGTCGCCTCGGCAGTCGCCGCCTCACCCGCCGCGACATCCGCCTTCGCCGCAGGGGTCGCATCGAACGTCTCCACCGTCGCGGGGGTCTCCACCGAGGACGTCGAGGCCGACCCCGCCACCGCCGACAGGGCGTTCATCGCCTGCATGATCTGAAGGCCGTCCTTCAGGGACAATTTACCCAGGATCCCCTCCGTGGACTTCGACCCGATCTTCCCCGCCGCCTCGAGGGCCGTCGTTTTCCCCGCCGCCGAAAACTCGGGAACCACCGAGTCGGCAATTGCCTTCCCCGCCATCTCTGCGGCTTCCTGTGTCGCGAGACCGGCCTGTTCTCCAAGGAGTGCCTCCCCTTGCAGAACCTGGACGTTGAACGTGCCGTCCGCCGCCTGCGTGATCACCTGGGTCGGCTGAACGACCCCCTCTGTCGCCGCCGGGGCCGTCGCACCGGCCAGGGCACCCTTGGCCCATTGCCCTGCGGAGCCGAGCATATACCCCTGCACCGCCGCACCCGCCGCACCTATCGTGTCACTCAAGGAATGCTCCGGGCCCCCGTAGTACTCGCGGAGGTACGTCTCCTTCGCCTTCTGTCCGGCCTCGATCCCGGCAACCATGCCAGGACTGCCGGTGTAGTAGCCGACAATGATCGGCCTGATGATCCCCCGGATCGTCTGCACCGCCTCGTCCGACATGACCTCGTTCACCGCCGGGAATGTCTGCCGAATGGCGATCTCCGGGGAAACCGGGACGCCCATGCCGATTGCCGCCGTGTAGGCCGCGAGATTCCCGATTGTGGAATTACCCGCAATGTGCGACACCGCATCCGCCGTCCACCTCGCAGGGGCCGTAATGGCAGACCATGCCCAGGAAAGTGCCTTTCCCATCAGATCACCTATAGATGTCATAACCGGCCTGGGCCACGCCATAACCGGATCGAACGAGGGGTCTCTGCCCACTCCCGTAAATGTCGTAGTCCGTCACCGCCATCGGCACCCGGACATCCATGTACTGATCCCCCTCCGACGCCACCGGGATGCGGTTCGCCGCCAGTTTCATGTAGCCGAGTGCGTGCCTGTAGTGGTCCGCCCCGACCTCCTTGTACCGGCTCACCTTCTCCCCGCTCGAATTCTCGACCATCACCTTGACCGACGCACAGCATTCCCGAACGAACTGCTCGATCTCCGAGGACATCGACGGCAGTTCCATCCGCCCCGGCACCGACACCATCGAATGCGTCTGATCGAGGATCTCCGTCCGGTTGACCGAAACGATCCCCCGGCCCAGGTCGTAGTGCGGGGCACCCTTCTGCGACTCCTGGTAGTCGCAAAGGAAGATCTCGTAGGGTTCGGCCTTCTGAAACTCCCTGGCCTTGTGCAGTTCCGGCTTCATGTCGATCACGCCGCACATGACCCCGTACCGCTTCGCCACCTCGTGCAAGTCGTTCCATGCCTTGTACCGGCCCACATGAACGATCCGATAGCAGTTCTGCCGGATCTTCAGCCCGATCACGCAATGCAGGACCGACCCGACATCCACCCCCATCGCGGACGGCCCCGGCGAAAAGGCCAGCATCGGCTGTACCGTCGTCAGCCTGTGAAAGTCCTGCGGGGTCAGTTTGTTCTGGCCGTCCACGAACGCCCTCGCGAGTTTCGAGTTGTAGAAGATCTGCCGCTCACCGGCCCCCAACTCCCCGATCCGCTCGAACTGGGCCAGGATCTTCCCAGGATCGACGTACACGCTGTTCAACTGCGAAATGTGCCAGCCCACCCGCTCCTTGCAGGACGGCACCGTCGCTACCCACCGTCCATCCCTCGGGAAAATCTCCTTCCCGCACTTCACGCAGGCCCGATACACCCGACCCGACAAGTCCCGCTTCAGACACGCCGGAAACTCCTCCTCAAGACAGGTGTCGTGACCACAAGCCGCACACCGGATGAACCACTTCCGCTGATCCGACTCCCGGTACGCCCGATCCACCCCGTAGTCAGGAATCGTCGGCGTCGATAAAGCGAAAACCTCCTTGACCGTCGAATGTGCCATCCGCTCCAGGGCCATCTCCACCATGTCCGTGTCCATCTCGTCCCGCTCGTCCAACACCACACGATCCACCGGCACCGACTTCAACTTGCTCGAGGTCTTCATCAGACCCTCAATCTGCTTCGTCGCCCTCGCCCCACGAAGGTAAAGCATCGCACCGTGAATCCGCTTGATGTTGATCGAGTCCGTGTCCTCCACAAAACCCCCAATCAGGTCCGGGTTCTGCTCAATCAAGGGATTGAACCGAGCCTTCGAAAAGTCCGAAACGTCGTCGCCCGTAGGAAACAGGTACAAAACACCCTTCGGGTACCGACGATGAATCATCCCATGCAACGTCTTCAGAACCGCACCCTCCGTCCATCCCATCTGCGATCCCTTGATCCCAACCTGATCAGGATGAAACTCGTTCAACGGCCCCTCCAGGTACTCGTGACCCGATGCCTCAAACACCCCGCCCTGCAAATTGATCCGATTGAAACACGCCCAGAAGAAGGGGGAGGCCGCCATGATCGCTTCGACCTGAATCTGGCCCACCCCCCCCTGCCGGGGGGCCTTGCTCTTCACCGGGGAGGAAACCCTCTTGGTCGCCGTCTTCGCCCCGGTTCCAGCCTTCTTCGCGGGGGCCTTCTTCGTCGTCTTGGTGGCTGTCTTCTTCGTGGTCATCCGTGCTACCGCCTTACCCTGGTATCAACACCGAAGTTCAGATAATCTGTATTATGTCTACTTGTCCTTCTTCCGCTTTCCCTGATCTTTCAGGGACTTAACCGGCTTTGCCCCTTTTACGGGCGTCCCAAGAGGTTGACAACCCAGGTTATCCACAGGTCTGGTAGCACGAATCCGCAGGATCTCGGCACCGATGGCCTGATAGATCTCTATATCGTCAGCGGTCATGGATCCGGTCCTGATCACCGTCCCCCCGCTCGTGATGTCCAGCCGGTCAACCTTGATGCCATGGACCATGTCCATGTTCATCTCTGCCGCCCGAAGCCTCGTCTGGTGGTCTACAAGGGGCTTCGAGTAGACGAATTCGCCCTTGTCCTTGTCGTAGTGAGGCCGGATCTCCGTGGCATCGTGAGCCGCCAGGATGACCTGTAGGGACCGTTCCGGGGTCAGGCCCATCTCCCTGGCCGCCTGCCGAGTCTCCTCGATGACGGTCATGCCTGCCTGGATGCCAGCCTGGATTTTTTCAGGGTCTCTGTTCATGTCCTGACCTCCTCTGGCCGCTATAAGATCTTAAACTACACTTATATGTCAACCTGGGTATAGTATTTAGTAACTTAAGTCAGGGATCTGTGAGGGATGAGTGGATAGATATTTCAGAGATCTATGACAGGGAGGGGTATTTTGTAGATACAGGGTGGGTATACTGTGGTGTTAAAGTGGATTTTGATCAGGAATGGTCTGTGTTTGGTGAGATACATGGTGGCGTGGGATAGTGATAATGTAGTGATTGTGGTAAGTTAAGGTGATGCCCTGGTTGGTTGTGATGATAGAGTGTTGATCATTTCTGGCTTTCCGGTAGTGCTACGGGTTTCTTTCCTTTGATTTTCCTGACATTGTCGTCGAACAGGGTGAGCCATCGGTCGAGTTCATGGGGCATGGCGATGGGAGTGCCGCCTGGGGATCGGCGGATTGGGAGTCCGTGCGGGATGTAATCGTTGCGGATTGTCTGCACATGAACTCCCATGTACGCCGTGATGGCCTTCCAGCCGACGAGCCAGCCGTAGTGGGGATCGAGTGCTGGAGGACGCCTTGCCATCGCCTATGCACCTCCTCCCTGGGGGAGATCGCGTCGGATCTTGGCCCTGCGTCTCCGCAGTCGGTGGATCGTGCTGATCAGGGTGTTGATTCGCACGACATCGCCCTGCATGGAGCGGATCTCGTCGCGATACTGCCGTCGCAGTCGCGTGAGTCGTCGGACGTGGTCGTCCTCGGCGGCCAGGATCGACACGACCTCCTGTAGATCTCTCGCGTATTTGGCCTCAAGCCGCAGGTTTTTTTTGATCACATCCCCGAGGTAGTCGTTCGCCTCGTGGAATTTCCGTCGCCAGTACTCCGGGTTGTCATGCTCTATTTTCGCAGGCATAATCAGTATCTCCTGTTATCGACTCTCACCATGTACCGTACCCCGCCGTTGCACCAACCGACAAAGTGCAGGGTCACCCCTCTCGACACCCTTCCCCGGTTCTCGCGATCTTGGATCGTCCGGTTCAGTTCCATGTTTATGTAGGATACCATTTCGCCCATCGTCCGAAACTTCGAGGGATCGCATGGGATGTCCACAACACCGTCAAGTGTGCTAACCACCCTTTTCCATATCAAAATTCCTCCACCTCCCAGGTGTACCCTGTTTTTTTCGTTCCTTTTCTCTGAATTGCCGAGAACCAGAATTCCGGGTACATCTCTGCGGCGACCTTGATCTTGACCCTGGCATCGTCCTGCCAGAAGCCCTTGACCTCGTGGAACTCGACGTTCCCCTCTTGGTCTACGACCAGGAAATCCGGTGTGTAGTAAGTCAGATCCGCCAGCTTCAGCCGGACGGCCTCGTATCGCCAGGACAGGATCTCCCCCTTCTGCTTCATCTCCTCGAGACGCTCGGAGTACGCTTTCTCGAGTTGGTTCATGCCGCTCTTTCTTGGTGCCAGCCTTCCCTTCGCTTTCTGGAAATGCCTGCTCATCACGCTATCTTCACTCCGTGCCTGTAAGATCTTGTCTGATTGTACCGGTGCTTGATGCAGAGGGCCTGATCGATGTCGATGTCGAACCCCTCGCAGAAGTCAAGGATCCTGATGATTGCATCGGCCAGTTCCACAGGGATTCCACACGGTTTTTTGCCCTCAAAGTATATCTCATTGATTGCCCGTCCCTTCCTGACTTCCTCCCACGCCTCAGACAGTTCGGCGTGTGTGTTGGCGATGGTCTCGGAGAGGGTCCGGGGTTTGTCCCACCACCCTTTCGCCCTGGCGAGGGCGTGTACTTGTTTCGCGAATTCCGAAAGATTGTAGATCATACCGCCTCCCTGAATAAGCCGATCACGGAGTTGTGATCGATCCTGTACTTGGAGATTACATCAACGAATGCCGATTCTCCGTATGCTGGCGAGGCCCCCTGGATCTCCCGCAGTCTGTTCTCTGCGACCATACCCTGGATCTCCGCGAGTGCGGCCACCGCCTGTGAAAATACATATGCCGCCGCCTGATCTGCCTTCATACCTGTCATCACCTCCTTCGTCAGAACGGGACTTCGTCGTCGCCCGTCGTCTGGTAATTGTTCTCCTGCCTCTGGGACAGGAATTCCACGCTGTTCGCGATGATCACCGTGGTCTGCCGCTGATTGCCGTTCCGGTCCTGCCATTTCTGATACTCTATCTTCCCCTCGACCAGCACCTTGCTTCCCTTGCCGAGGTATTTCTGGCAGATTTCAGCGAGTTTCCCGAAGCACGTCACACGGTGCCATTCCGTCTTCTTCTCGCCCTTGTAGGTTTCCGTTGTTGCCAGCGAGAATGAAAGAACCACAGACCCGCTCTGTGTATACTTCACCTCTGGGTCGTTCCCAAGATTTCCCAATAAAATCGCTTTATTCACCTGTTCTTCCTGTGTCCGTCCTGCGTTCTATGCCCAACAGGGACTGCCGACGAGTATCCCGTTGGAGTCCCGTCTCCCACACTCCCTCTCGCAGAGGGTGCATTGGTCCTGTGTTTTTCCTTTGATTCCTGGGTGGTAGCAGACGTAGTCGAATACGAGCCGCCCGTCCCGCAGATGCGGGTTGACGAAGCCGTTCCGTCGGCACTCCGCAAGGATCGCCGCCATCGTCGCCTTGATGTCGTCGTTGAGCCGAGCGGCGTACTGGTCCCATCCCATCGTCTCGCGAACCTTCCGGTACCCGACGAGTACGCCCTTGAGGGTGTCGTAGTCGTCACCGACGATATCAGCCCAATGGCGGGTTGCCGGGACCATCGGACGGCGTCGGAGCGTCACCCTTGCGTTTGGTGGCGTGGCGGTTGACGTTGTTGATGATGTCGAGGACATCGGGGGGTAGGTCGGGTTCCTGATTACGTCCGCGACTGTAGCCATACCGTGCATTTCCGTTGTTACCTCCTCTCGTAATTTTTGCGGCGGGTGTCCCGCCGTTGTTGCCCTGTGCCCGTTCCATCGGCCAGCCCAGGAGCGTGTAATAGTGGGACTTGTACCGCTTCCCGGTTGACCCGAGGTACTGATTTAGGATCTCGATTGCCTTGCCCGTCATGGCCGTGCCATACTTGGAGATCAGCCTTCGGTGTTCGTCGTCGGTGAGCATGACGTAGTCAAGGTATCGTTTTTTCTCTTTTTTCCCAGAGACATTCACCCCCTCATCCACCGTGGTACCACCGTGGGTACACGGTGGGGTCACGGTGATACCACAGTTCTGTTCTGTTCTGTTCTGTTCTATAATAGTACTTGTAATAGTATCTGGAGGGGTGAAGGGAGGGATTCCATCGGCATCGAGAATCTGGCTATTGTGACTGTGCCATGCCGCCTGGAGGTCCGCCGGGAGGTTTGCGATGGCCGCGACGGCGGATTGGGTGAACGACGGGTTCTGCCTCTGGTTGCGGAAGAAGGACTTCACCCAGACGATGGACCGGCCACGATCCCAGAGAACCTTACCGGCCAGTTCGTCGGCCACAGTCTGGAGGTTCACACCGCAGTCTGCCTTGATCCTGGCGGCAGAGATCTCGTACATCCCGGCCTGATTTGCTCTGTCGTTGGTGAATAGGTAGATGAAGGCGAGTTTCGCGTCTTTCGAGAGTCCCTCGAACCAAGGATCCCCCCAGGTGCCGGTATCAAATCTTCTGTAGGCCATGACACCCCTAGAGTGTCCCAGGTGAAAATACGAGGGGAAGGCGGCCTGGAGTTTCCGCCTTATCGGGTGCCCCCTATCCCCCCGTCAAAAAAAATTATTGACAGAACAACACGATAGTGTCTTTACAACACTACACGCTCTTTTAAAATGCTACCAACGACACGCCAGAAATAGCGGTAGTCGTCAGCGTGGATGCGGTTTCTGCCGCTCTCGTAGTTCTTGATCCGCTCGGCAGTCCAGCCCTGGCCCAGGACCAGGGCCATCTGCCGACGGTTGAGGCCGAGCATGATTCGCATCGTTTTCAGGCGGTTAGGAATGGTTGTTGTTTTCATGCGGATGAGGCTACATCATACCCTGGTATGATGTCAAGCGTCAATTTAACACCGGAGTATATCCGGAGACGGGAAGGTGGAACGGTATGGGAGTGATCGACGAGGGTAGATGGTAGACAAATTTGACGGGCCGCATACGCGAGTTATGCGGCGACAATCCTGCGGCGTTCGCACGGAAAGCCGGGATCGGAGATCCCCTGATGCGGAAGTACCTGAAGGGATCCATCCCGAGGGCCGACAATGTCGTCCGCATGGCGTCGGCTGGCCGGAAATCCTGCGATTGGCTCCTTACGGGCCAGGAGTGCAGGAGTGTGGTTGAGGCCAGGGATTACGGTACGCCTGGGGCGAGATGGGCACACGACTCCATTGACATGATCATTGAGTCTAAAGACGAGATCCTCCTCCAGGCTCTCAATGCATCGCTGATCGGACTACTGTCACAGACCCGGAAGCCGCCGCTTGTTAAGGGTTAGAAGCAATGGACGGCCAATGAGGCCGTCCATGTTTTTTTGTCAAGAATCTTACCGGAGTAAATACTCTGGTATTTTTTTGCTTGACAATGACACTTTGGTAGTGTAGAAACGACACCACAGTAGGACGCTGGCCGGGATGGACCCCGGACAATCAAAAGTAATAATCCCGCTGGTCCTCGGCGGCGGATGACAAGAGTCCGAGGGATGGATCGAAAAGGAGGACAGGCAGAGTTACCCTACATGACGCAGGCCCCGGAGGGGGTGGAGAAACTCCGGGGCCATCCAAACCAAAAACAATTCAAGGAGGTAGAGAATATGTCCAATCTGATACTTCATTGCGGCGGAAGGCCGGTCAACCGGCAGGAATTGGCCCTTGTGCCGGTGCCCGAGAAGACCCTCACCTACACCCCTGTGGCCCACCTGGACCTCATCCAGGCCATCGAAGAGACGGCACGGCAGTATCTCCCCTCGAACTACTACATGGACTCCGAGCAGTTGGGCGTAGCTCGTGATGGGCGGCAGATGTTTGGTGTCATGCGGTGGCGGAACGGGTCCGACGAGATGGGCCTCGCCGTCGGCTTCCGCAATTCCTACGATCAATCGATGTCTGTCGGGTTGGTGACCGGCGGTTCCGTCTTCGTCTGCGACAACCTCGCCCTCAATGGGAGCATCCGGCTCCTGCGGAAGCATACCCTCAATGTCTGGCGGGATCTCCTGACCATGCTGAAAGGTGCCATCATCCACGCCGACGCCGACTACGGGCGGATGATCGAGTTCGCAGACACAACGAAGCAGATTGCCGTGGACGACGATCAGGCATACCGGCTTCTTGGGCTCCTCGCTGGCCGTGAGATCCTCGGTGCCCGTCAGTTTCAGAGGGCCATCTCCCTCTGGAGGGATCCCGATCACGAGGAGTTCCGGCCCCGCACCCTCTGGAGTCTCTACAACAACGCGACAGAGGCTCTCAAGTCCAGCCGCCCCCTCGACGTAATGGAGCGGCACGTTGGGTTGCACGGAGTCATCGATGCCGAGTTCTCCGTCACCAAGAAGGTCGCCGCCTTCATCCCGGCGAATTTCCAGATTGCTTGAATCTCAACCGGGGGGGCCCTCAGAGGCTCCCTCCACAATGAATGCCACAGGAAGGAGATCGAAAAATGAAGATTCGGATCTGCATGGGGTGTCTGAAAGTCGTGGACCCGGACGACATCGTCAGGCGTTGCGGATACAAGCCGCTGTCGCCGTGTTGCGGCGAGGTCGTTGTCTCTGGCCGCGAGGCCGGGATCGAGGCGGTGCGGCGTCTTCACCTTGTGCGGACGACGGTTCCAGGGTCGGCGGCCCGACTTTGGTATGAGTTGCCGGTCATCCAGGCCGTGCGAGAGCGGATGGACCGGGTGCGGGAACGCGAGAGGGCCGAGCGACAGGCGGCGATGGTTGCCCCGGTGGACTTTGGCCGGTGGCTCTTTGAGTTGGGGGCCGATATGGCCCGGATGAGGAGGGTTGCATGAAGATCACCTGTATTCGTTGCGGCACGGCGGTATCCACGGAAGTTCCAGACACGACCCTCCTCCGGGGGATCGCGGAGTGCCCGGAGTGCTTGGTGCAGGATGCCCAGGATGATGCGGATCGCGAGTCGGTACGCAGGAGAGAGGATGTCCTGTGTGCCCTCTTCGCGGGGTTTGTGATCGGGGGGATCGTGTTCCAGGTCATGGTCCCGATGATCGCCAGGATCGTTGGGGGGTGAGGCATGGCCGACGGAATCACAGTCACCGGTCCCGACTACTGCTTCGTCTGCGGTGCCAAATTCGGCAAGGGAGTCAGGCCGATATGCATATCGGGCCGGTGCAAGCGGTACCCGCAGGGGCTGTACCGGCACACCCGGTGCGGCCCACAGAGCAACCCTTGGAATGATCGGTTCCGGGGGGGAGTCCTCGGACTCTTCCAGAGGAAGAACGGGGCGTGGACGGTAACAGACAGCGACACAAGCAGGAGGAATCAGGATGGCAACACAAGTGGCAAAGCGGAGCGAGTGGCTGGAGGAGCGGAGGACGGGGATCGGCGGATCGGACAGCCCGATCATCCTCGGGGTCAGTACGTTCAAATCCCGCTCCCAGTTGTGGGCTGAAAAGCGGGGCCTTGTACCCGAGGAGCCAGAGACGGCCCTCCAGGCAAAGGGCCACGCCCTCGAAGATCTGGCCGTCCAGATGTACGTCGAGAAGACCGGCCACAAGGTGCGGAAGGCGAAGCAGAACCTCCGACACCCCGAGTACGAGTGGATGCTGGCGAACCTGGACCGGGTGGTCGTCAAGGCCCCGGACCTGGAATGGGCCGACGGTCCCGGCGTACTGGAGATCAAGTGCCCGACGGCGGGGAAGTACCGCAAGGTCCAGCGGGTCGGCCTCACGCCCGACTACATCATCCAGGCCATGCACTACATGGCCGTCACCGGCTACAGGTGGGCCATCGTCGTCGTTTTCAATGCGGACCTCTGGGAGATCTCCTGGTTCCCGGTGCAGAGGGACGAGGCCCTGATCAACCTGATCATCCGTCGTGGCCTGGAGTTCTGGCAGGCCGTTCAGTCCGGCGAGTGTCCCGAGGACCGCATCGAGGCCGAGGATCTCCCCCAGTTGGAAGACGGTGAGATCCTCAACCTGGACGAGTCGCAGGATTGGTCGGACGCCGTCCGCCGGTACAGGGAGGCCCAGGAGGCCCTCTCCGAGGCACAGTACGACCTGGACGAGGCGAAGGATGCCCTCCTGATGATGGTCGGGGAAAAGAAAGCGGTATTTGGCTCGGGGCTCCGTGTCTACCGCATCCCGACGGCGGGGCGGAAGACCTTTGATCGCAAGAGGTTCATCCTGGCGAACCCGGACATCAACATCGATCACTTTTACAAGCAGGGCAAGCCCGGAATCACCGTCAGAATCTACGACACCCTCAACAAGAACGAAGGAGGACAGGCATGACGACGAAAAATGCACCCGCAAACAACACAGGGACCAACACCCCTGCACCCATGACGAAGGTCGAAGAGGTGCGGCACCTCCTCGACAAGATGGGACCGGCCCTTGCGAAGGGTCTCCCGAAGCACCTCGACGCCCAGAGGTTCGCTCGGATCGCCCTGACCTCGGTTCAGCGGAACCCGATCCTGCTCGAATGCACGACGAAGTCCCTGCTTGGATCGATCCTTGAGGCCGGTCAGTTGGGCCTGGAACTGGACGGTGTCCTGGGCCATGCCTACCTCGTGCCGTACCGCATCAAAGGGGTGCGGATCGCCCAGTTACAGGTCGGATACAAGGGAATTATCGCCCTGGCAATGAGGTCCGGGCTCGTCAGCACGATCACAGCAAACCTCGTCTACGAGGGCGACGAGTTCGAGTTCGCCTTCGGGACGGACGAGAGACTCCACCATATCCCGAAATGGATGAGGACCGAGGACGGCCAGCGGACCCCGATCACCCATGGCTACGCCTACGCCAAGATGAGGGACGGCGGGGTTGCCTGGACGGTGATGACTGCCGAGGAGATCGAGGCGATCCGCCGGAAGTCGAAGGCGAAGGACGACGGTCCGTGGGTCGAGTACTACGAGGAAATGGCGAAGAAGACCGTCATCCGCCGACTCGGGAAACTGCTGTACCTCTCCCCCGAATTCCAGCGTGGCGTGGCCCTGGACGAGTTGGGCGATGCTGGCGTCCTGCCTTCCGAGGACATTGTCGATATCACCGACGCGGCCCAGGAACGGATCGAGGAAATCAAACAGACGCAAGGGGCCGAGGAGGCCCAGGCATAGATCTCTCTACTCTCCTCCGAACGCCCGCCGAAGCGTGCCTAAAAGGGAATTCGGCGCTGAAAGGAGGAGCGATGCCAGAGCCCAAAATCACAGACGTGTTCCCCACGGGCGTGGGGATGAACCGGAGAAAGGGGTCGCGCAATGATTAAGAAGCCAGCATTCCGTTACTATTGCGAATTTTGCGGGAAGTCGGGCGGGTCTGCATCGCATATGTCCCGCCACGAGAAATACTGTACCGCAAACCCGAACCGTCGGTGCGGAATGTGTGACCGGGCGGGGCAGAATCCGCCCCACGTCGCGGATATGGTCGCCGCCCTTGGGGATGGAGACGAGGCGGGCCTTACCCGCGTTCAGGAAATGTGTAAATACTGCCCCGCCTGCACCCTGGCGGCAATCCGTCAGTCAAAACTACAGACCGGCCCCGATGAAGAAAGCATGGGATTCCGCGTCGAATTCGACTTTGCGAAGGCAAAGGGGGACTTTTGGGAAACAATCAATGACCGCGCATACAATCGCCGGCATTGGGATTGAAGCGAGGCGCGACCCTGAAACAGCGGGGAGAGGCAGCATAACCCAAGGCCCCGGGGCTCCTTTCCCTGGGGCCGCATGAATCGAGGACGAAATGGAATACGAGGAGTTTTTGAACCAAAAAGCGCACCTTGCCGACGGGAACGGTTTTGATCCTGTGTGGATGCCTGATTTCCTGTTCGACTTTCAGCGGGATACCGTGGAGTGGGCCATCCGGAAGGGCCGGGACGCGATCTTTGTTGATTGCGGCATGGGAAAGACCCCGATGCAGTTGGTTTGGGCCGAAAACGTGGTCCGCAAGACAAACGGAAACGTCCTGATCCTGACTCCATTGGCCGTCGGGCCACAAACCGTCAGAGAGGGCGAGAAGTTCGGGATAGGTGTTGAAAGGTCCATGGACGGAACCGTTCACGGAAAGATCACGGTCACAAATTACGAACGCTTGGACAAGTTCACCGCCGACGATTTTGTGGGCGTGGTCTGTGACGAGTCCTCCATCCTGAAAAACTACTCCGGGGCATACCGGGGGATGATTACGGAGTTTATGAGGAAGCGCCCATATCGCCTACTTTGCACGGCGACGGCGGCACCGAACGACTACACGGAACTTGGCACGTCCTCCGAGGCGTTGGGCGTTATGGGCTTTATGGACATGCTCAATTACTTTTTCAAGAACGACCAGAACACCACGGACACAAAGCGCCATTACGCCGCGCACGGCTGCGGAGCCCCCAAGTGGCGATTTAAGAAGCACGCCGAAGAACCGTTTTGGAAGTGGGTCTGCTCGTGGGCGAGGGCGGCGCGGAGGCCCTCCGATCTTGGCTACCCGGACGGAGATTTCCTTTTGCCGGACCTGATCGAAAACGAGACCATCGTCCCGTGTTCGCGCCCCCTGAACGGTAAGTTGTTTGTTGAACCAGCATACAGGCTACAGGAGCAGCGCCAGGAGCGCCGGGCCACCCTGCGCGATAGGTGCGAGGCTGTCGCGGGGAAGGTGGCGGAGAGCCCCTGCGCTGTCGTTTGGTGCCACCTGAACGACGAGGGGCGTCTGTTGGCGAAAATCATCCCCGGTGCCGAGGAAGTTCACGGCGGGATGCCCGATGAAAAGAAGGAGGACATTTTAACCGCCTTTTCCCGCGGGGAAATCCGGGTGCTCGTCACAAAGCCGAAGATCGGCGGCTTTGGCCTGAATTGGCAGCATTGTTCCCATATGACGACCTTCCCGTCACACAGTTACGAACAGTATTACCAATCCGTTCGGAGGTCGTGGCGCTACGGGCAGAAGAACCCCGTGACCGTGGACATTATCACGACGGAAGGCGAAATAGGGGTGCTCAAGAACCTGCAACGAAAGGCGGCGGCGGCGGATCAAATGTTTTCCCGCCTCGTGGAACACATGAACGGAGCCCGGCGCATCGACAGAAGCCAAAACGAAACCAGAATGGAGATACCGGCATGGTTATTGACCAGAACATCACCGACAAGTGGGCAATCTACAACGGCGACTGCATAGGGGTCATGGCCGGACTGCCCGACCAGAGCGTTCACCTATCCATCTATTCGCCTCCGTTCGGAGGGCTGTATCACTACAGTAGTTCCGAACGAGACCTTTCAAATTGCAAGGACTACGGGCAGTTTTTCAAGCATTATCGGTTCGTGGTCCAAGAAATCAAGCGGCTGACCATGCCGGGGCGGATCACCTGCGTTCATTGCATGGATGTGCCGAGCGGAAACAGCGGAGTTGATAACCTCGTGGACTTCCCCGGCGACATTATCCGCCTCCACCGTCGCCTCGGATTCGATTACATTGCCCGGTATCACGTATGGAAAGAGCCTCTGGGCGTCCGTAATCGAACCATGGCAAAGAACCTCGCGCACAAGACCATCGTGGAGGACTCCTCAAGGTGTTCTGTGGCAAGCGCCGATTATCTCCTGGTGTTCCGACGAAAGGGCACAAATCCTATCCCCATTGCACACCCACACGGACTGACGGATTACGCCGGGGAGCGGATTATCCCCCATGAATTGCAGTCCTACCGTGGATGGGCCGGAAATCAGATTGAAAACCGTTATTCTCACTGGATATGGAGGCAATACGCCTCTGCGTTTTGGGATGATGTGAGAATTGACAGGGTATTGCCCTTCAAGGAATCCCGTGACGAGGACGACGAAAAGCATGTCCACCCATTGCAATTGGACGTGATCGACAGGTGCGTTGTCCTCTGGTCGAACCCCGGAGAAATCGTCTTGACGCCATTCATGGGCGTTGGATCGGAGGTTTACGGTGCGGTGACGGCTGGGCGGCTCGGGATCGGAATCGAATTGAAGCCGAGCTACTACCGGCAAGCGATCAAGAACCTGGAATCAATCGAAACACAACAGGAGCAGAGGGAACTTTTCGGATGACACAAACGCCCCCCTCCTGCCGCAGTTGCGCCCGGGCGTATCTCCGGGTTCCCGGCGGCAGGCACTACAATTTCGAGTGCTGCGGGATCGGGAATGTACCATGGATGAAACATTTACCCGACAACTGGAAGTGTGAACACTATGAGCCCGGCCCTTACCGCCCACGGGTGGAGGTCCAGACGGTGATCCTAAAGGAGGATTTATGCGAGCTACAATAGATTTGAAGTGGTTAGAATCGAAGGGTGCGTGCCCAGAAGCCGTTGCGTGGTTCAAAACATACGACGGCCCGAAGGAGATCAAACCCCTTGCCGAGGAAATGATCCGGTTGGGCCATCTGGAATGGCTGAATTGGGGATTGGTCCGGCTGATGACGAAAAAACAGGCCATGGAGTATGCCATTTTCGCGGCAGAACAGGTGCTGAGCATCTACGAGGATAAGTATCCGGAGGACGACCGGCCACGGAAGGCAATCGAAGCGGCGAAGGACTATCTTGCGGGGAGAGGAACCGCTGCCTATGCCGCCTATGCCGCCGCCTATGCCGCCTATGCCGCCGCCTATGCCGCCGCCTATGCCGCCGCCGATGCCGCCGCCGACAAAACCATGCTTGAGCGGATATGCAGACAGGGTATTGAGATTCTGAACAGACGGTGATCTACGGAGAGGAGAGGAGGGAGCTATGAAGGCAAAGCGTCTTACCGAGTGGGAGAAGGGCTTTACATGCGGCCTTGGTTATGCGGTTGCCTTATTGCGAAGGCTTGGTCATAGCGACGGAGCATCCGAACAATTGCTTGGCGAAAGCGGAATCCCGCTGAAAGATTTCAAGCGGGCAGGCGTGGAGCCCTACGACATGGTTATGATCCGGAAATCAGCGAAAGCGAGGGGCATAAAATGACCGGAATCCCGCTCCACCCCGCCGTGCCTAAAAGGGAACCGGGGCGAATTTCAAGACACCACACCCCGGCTACCGGGGCAAAACAAATACGAGAGGAGCAAAGGCATGGAAGACGAGAAGAAAGAAGCGGTTCAGGGTGATCCTATGGGGGAGAAGATTTTCGAGGATTTCATTCGCGAACGTGGACCGGAAGCTGCGGCAACAGCAAGGGTCGAGACGAGAAACATGGACGAGGATGCCCTCTCGTTGCGGAACGAACTCCACGCTGTCATGCAGAAGCACGGAGTCATTCATTACAACGTCATCGCCTCGAAGCACGAGGACTCCAGCGACGGCCCTGTGATGAATTTCTGTGTGGGCGTGGAAAATAGCGTGGCGTGGATGACAGCGTTTTCCATCGCTAACCAGACGGACAGGTTTCTCCAGGCGTTCACACCGATCCTGTCGGGCATGCTGATGGCGAAGATGCTCATGAATGGGGAAATCGATGCCAAGGCAGTCCTCAACAAGCTGAAGGGGGGGGAAACCAAAACAGAGGCCCCGATCATCACCCCCGGCGGTCCCGGTGTCGTGATCGGCGGGTATGGCGGATAGCGGAGGGGCACGATGGCAACGAAGACCGTCTGGGCGGACAGGGATCTGCTGCGGAAGACTCCCCTCCAGAAGGCTGGTAACACCCTGGTGAGGGTGGTCCGCATCGCGGATATGGTCCATGTCCGCCCAAAGACTGAATCAACGGCGGAACAACTGGATCTTTTCTGAAAGGAGAAAACCATGCGTATAGGCGAAGATACAATTCAGGAAGTGGTCAATCAGGTCGATGGACTCCTGAATGATTACCGCAAGGAGATCAACGAGGCTTTTCTGAAGGCGAGAGGTGCCCTGGACGTGGCCCTTTCTGTCAAGATCTCACCGGACGGCGACGGGTTGCTTGTCGAGACGGGGATCAATTTCGTCAAGGACCGGATCAAGGCGAAGGCCAGCGGGACCGTTATCGAGGGGCAGATGAAGCTCGACCTGGAAGGCCCCAGGGAAACGGACGAGCCGGCCAGATTCTGCCCGGTCAAGGGCGAGAGGGTGGCAGATTCCATCTGCTACGACGGGTGCGATCTACGCATCGAGGTGCTGGCCCCAGATCCCGAAGGCCACCCTGACTTCCTACAGGCCCGTCCCTGTGCGGCCCATGCCGATGAGTGGACGAACTTCTGTGTCCAGATGATGCTGGCATGGGAGCCGACGAGAGTCAAGGAGGCGGCATGAAGCCCCTGGTTCTCCCCGCCCCCTGGCGTCCGATCCCGGCCCCAGGTGTTGGGCAGTATGCATATCAGCGGCCAGGATTGGTCGTCCTGGTCTCGTCTGGCAAAGAGCAAGACGACCGCCTGTGGCTTCATGTTTCAGCCTCCAGGCGGGACCGCCTGCCGTCCTGGGAAGACCTGAATGAGGTCAAGGACATCTTCATCGGCAAGGACAGGAAGGCGGTCCTTGTGTTCCCCCCGGAGAAGGAAAAGATCAACATTCATCCGTACTGTATGCACCTGTTTGCCTGCCTGTCCGAGGATGTCCTCCCAGATTTCACGAAGGGGAGCGGGATGCTATGAAGTGCAAAGCCTGTGGAGCAGAGATCCATTTTTTGAAGACGGCAACGGGGCGTCTTATTCCCGTCAATGCCGAGACGATGGATGCGGCAGACGAGTATTTCGATCCAAAGGAAAGGGGCCATGTCACCCACTATGCCACCTGTTCGGACCCCGCGAGATTCAGAAAGTCGATAGCGAGTAAGCGATGAAACTGATGTCGGTTCAAGAGGTTGCTGATCTACTTAACATTTCCCCCTGGACCGTGTATAAGCACCGTCACGCCCTCGGCGGGTTTCGACCCGCCGGGATCGGGCGGATCAGATTCCACCCGGAGGTGATCCATGACCGTCTACAGGGAGAGGCAGAGCGGGAAGTGGCGGTATCACTTCATGTACAACGGGAAGCGATACTCCCAAAGAGTGCTGTCGCCATAAAAAACCAACGATATTCAGCACATTTGTGGAGCAGGGTTTTTGATTTTTGGGCCTTTTTCGCACCTACTTGCACCTAAATTTGCACCGGTCTACGCACCCTCCAAAACGCCCTCAAAGATGACATCGTAGTGCCTGGAGATCCTCCACTCGTCGGCCAGATCGTCAGGCATCACCCCCCACCAATTCCTCCGGGCCCCTGCGATGTAAAGCCCGTAGGCCGTCAACTCCGAGCAGACCGGAACATTCCAATGGATGTACTTCGCGAGGCCCAGGAGGTGCAGGACGAGCCGGGACCAGGGATAGTGCTTTCCCTCATACTTCTTCACGGCATCGCATACCATCGCCCTGCGGATGTCGTCCATATGCACCCACCGTGCGACCAATACCCGCTGGCCGCGATACGCCTCATAGAGGTTGCCCTCCTGTATATGGGACACGGCCTCGATCATCCGGCCAGAGGGAGCCAGGATCGTGAGCGTGTGGTTGTAGGTGGCCTCGTCGTCAGACGCCTTCGCCTTCTGGACAAACCGGATCGCCGTCCCAAGGAGGGCCTCGGATCGGGTCGCGACTACGTCCGCTGGCATCAGTTTCAGGTCCGTAAAAGCCATTCTTTGCCCCCAGAATCGATTTTCTCACCCACCCCCCTTGTCATACCCCTCGGGAGGGGGAGATCGTTAAATCTGACCCCCCTGGAGCGTCTCCTGGGGGGTGGCATTTTTTTGTATCAGGGTGTCGAGGAACGCCTCCAGATCGTCCACCCGGTTCACCCATCCTCGGAGATATTTCATCATGGCCCGCCTCCTGTCCGCCAAACCCCGATAATAGGACCGCCGGATCTGGAGCAGGGCCTTCCAATCTTCGTCGGCCCTTCTGGCCCACAGTATGGCCCTGGAGATCCCGCAGTTGACCGCCGTGTCGAATGCCGCCATCCGGCAGAGGTCGTCCTCGATCCCGCCCAGGCGGTCCCAGTAGTCCCGCCGGTAGATCTCCCTCGCCCCCTCCAGGGTCAGGGCCTTGATGTTGACCCTCGGGTATGCCCGTTTCGAGATCCCGTACTTCGTCTCGCCGCCGGGATCTCGCGGGTCGTTGACGTATCCGCCCTCATGTTTCAGGACGAAGGCCATGATTTGATCGAAACTCATCCCAATTTTTCCCGTTCGGCCTGGGCCTGGGCCTCCTTCTCGATCACCTGGACCGGGATTGCGATCTTCGCCAGGGCATCCTTGATCCCGGCGATAGTCGTCGCCTTCGATACCTCGGCCAGGGCGGTATGCATTGAGGCCACCGTCTCCCGTAGGCCACGGATCGACGCCTGATCGATCTCGGCCAGACGGGTCTTCGTTGCGGCGTCCTCTGCGGCCTTCGCCTTTGCGTCGTCCTCGATCCACTTCGTGCCGTCCCACGCCGGGAAGGGGCACGGAACCGAGGCCGTGTACTCCGTCGGGATCGGCCCGAGGGCCTCAATGACGAGCGAGGATGCGTCCTTGATGCTATAGACTGTCTCGCCCCGGTGGTCTTCGACAGGCTCCCATCCGCCCGCCCCCATCACGGGGACATCCCCCGCCTTAACTTCCGGCGGGGCGTCGAGGGTGGCATTCGCCGGGATGAGGTAGACCGGCTTCCCTTGCCGCTTCGTCTCGAGCGGGTCCAGGTGGGCTTCGGACTCCCGCAGAAATTCGTTGGTCTCGCTGCTATAATGATAGATCTTCATGATGGATGATCCTCCCATTAATACTTGATGATCGGCATGTATGCCCGGTTGATCGGCCTCGTTTCATTGCCGCCCGCCGCCGCCGTATTTACCCCCGCTGCCGCCCAGGTCCAGGTAGGCGATCCAGAGATGTTGCTTGCGTACCCAGCCTTCTGCCCCACGAAGTAGGAAGAATCGGGCGCTGCATGGTAATGGGATTTGTATGCATCCGCTTGTTTCGTACCGACGTGGTCTCCCGTGGTCCCGTCTCCCCGGTCCGTCCGGGAAGCCCGATCTGGATCATTCGAGGAACCATGCGCCCAGCCACGTTCGAACAGGCCGCGGTCGTCCGGAAGGTTGAAGGTTG